AATCTTGAATAGCCTGTTTAAGCTGCGCGTATGTAAAACTCATGTTGTCACCACCGTTACTGTTCCAACTGAGCCTTGAGCAACCAAGTTGTCAGGAGGACTAAGCCCTGGAATATACGCAAAGCCCACAGGGTTCCAGCCCCACTGCACTGCACGTTGCTCGCTAAGACCCGTCTCAGGTCGAGGGTCCCGTAGCGCCTGTGGATCTGGGAATGCTTTAGGCGGGTATAGCTGTGGGTGCTTGGGCTCAAACTCGTCCGGACCAACTTTAGCGCCTGTCCACTCCACCTTCATTTCACGAAGGCGGTAACGGCGACCTGACCGATCAGATATTCCCCAAGCATTTTTACCGCTAGCGTATGCCATTATACCCTCAAGTAACTCAAACTAGGCTGCAGTTTCAAAGGAGTCCGACCTTGATCCTCGTCCGCCGCACGTTGAAACTCTTCTTCATACACCGTCTTTAGCAACTGAACTCGCTCCGGCGCACGTTTCATCGCCATGTAGTAGGCAAGACCTGCCACCATACAAGGGAAAAACCGGAAAGGCATATCCGTTGTGTCAACCAAAGAGTCCGCATCCTCGATCCTACGAACATAATAATAGATCAATTGATCTGTGGAGTTCTCCGGAACAGCCCATAGATTGATTACAGGATCAATCTGCCGATTCAGCCAGTACTGACTGGTACGTCCTTGTGTCGTCTTATTTGGAAGAGTTGCATACTCACCACGGCTGATACGCTCCACTTCGAAATCTGTGCCATCTCGGCGAACCACAACGTCAAGAAGATCTACCACATCAGAAAGCAAAGCCTCCTGTGCTTGACCTTGAGTAAGGGTAATGGTGCCCTGCTTAACTGTCCAAAGGTTAAGCCCCCGGTTAGCCCATTCAGCAAACATCAAGTTCAAGGACCTACGGGCAGTGCGAGCATCATAGCCCGTGCGGACCTCTAATCCACACCGCTCATTCGCTTCTTCAATAACCTCGCCTACATCGAGGTTGAAATCCCTTGAACCTGAAGTTGCCATCAGCTGTTTCCTTTAAACGATCCGCCACGGCCAGCCATTACGCAGCCGCCTGCATTGTAACCTTTGACCTTGCCGCCGTACTTGTAGCCTTTTTTTATCATGCCGCCGCCCATGTAGCCGTTTAGCATGCCGCCATTCTTCTTCTCAATAACACCGCGACCAATCAGAACATCCTTCTTAGTCACTTTGCCGTCGCCACTTAGATCCTTCATAACATACTCCTCAAGGTTATCAAAACACTCTTACCAAGCCACCATCAGCCTTCCAGTTGATGCGCTTAGATGATTTCTTCTTCTTCGCTGCGGAGGTACACTGCGCCATCGTAGGGCGGCAAGCAGGGTAACCTTTACGTTTCTCGCCCTTTTTTCTCCCACAGGACTTCCCTGTTTTACAGTCAACCCAGCCCTTCCCGTTATTTTGGGAGAACCATTTGCGCAGTGAGTTGTCCTTCTTTGCCATCAGTAGTTATTCGTCTCTTTACGACGACCCTCTGTAACTCCGCCGCAGCCATAAGCAATATAACCGCCTTCTTTTAACTTCTTCTTTACAGGACGTTTGCGTTTCTTAGAAGATTCGCCCCAGTTTGCTGCTCCCACTTTTCGGCACTTGGCTACCGCTCCGCTTGCGTATGCGCTGGGCCACACCTTGTACCGAGCTTTCACCTTCTTGGCGCAGGCGTCGAGTTTTTTCTTTTTCTCTGCCATTATTGAGTCTCTCTGGAGGTTTGGTAATTTGAAAAGGTATTTGTCCACGACTTATCAAGGTGAGCCTGCCTTTCTGTCAAAGCGTTTATAGCTTGAACCACATGATCCATTTTAACGTCCATAACCTCGGTGCGTTTGTCCACCGTGATAAGAGTGCTCACCATCCAAATAAGCCCTGCTGAAGCAAGAGTTAAAAAGGTTCCGACCAACATTAGTTGCACATTCTTGTCCAAGTCTATCACCACATCTTGCACGACCAGTAACGGGCCGACAGCTTATCTAACTTCTTTGTATCACATCCATGACGCGCTCGAAAAGACTTGCGTCGTTTAGGATCTGACTTCTTAATCTTCATATTGGCATCGCCAAAACGAATTATCTTTTCTTTTCCGTCCTTACACGCTTTCACAACAGACTTCTTACCGCCAGAAATCTGGCGCTTGGGCTTGTTGCACTTCATCTTGGACTTATCGATCTTTGCCATCTTTACTCCACAAACACCGTTATTGTAGTACTGTCGGGGATGGACGCATAAACGCCCTTCTTTGCAAGTATACCGTCGCCAGGGATATACACTTCGTCCATACCTTGAGATGTTTCATCGACTCTAAGTAAAACCTTACCCGAGGCTGCTGAATCGTTATCGTACAAAACGATGTGTCCCGTAGCTCCTGACTCATAAGTCAGCAAAACACCTTGTAATCGACAGCGCCGTTGAACCAACGCTGTCGAAGTTTGTGAGTAGAAGGATGTGACTTCACTCCCGACCATCTCGCCCTCTAAGACAGAATTATCGTGAGCTGGTTCGCCGAACCCGTGAACGCCGCTACGAAGACGCCCGCGGATGAAATGATTCCGTCATCTGGAATATTCATCACATGATGCCCCGCTGGAAACGTCTGCGTAAGCAAAACATCTCCACTTGCGCTGCCGTTCTTGAGCGTAAATGCTCCCGCCGCGGCGGCATAAATCACCACCTGACGAAGGCGAGACCGAGTTGGCCCGACAATCGCAGCAGTTGTGCCTTGAACCCAATTATATGCTGTTACTGGACCAGCCATGTGCGCCTCCTATTTATGAAAGAGCAGCGCCGACAGCAGTAACCCAAGCAGCACCTGTGTTGATCACAAGACAATACTCGTTATTGCCAGCGCCGTTGTCGCTAACCATATATACTGTTCCAACAGCTACACTGGCGAATGCGGGCAAGTTAGCAGTCGTAACTACAGGTACTTGAAAACCGTTGTTCGAGCGGACTGGACCCGAAAAAGTTGATAGAGCCATCTGAATCTCCTGTCGTGGCTAAAGTCAGCCGCACCATGCGACTGTCAGGGATGCTTATACGATACAGAAGAATAAAACAAAAAGAAAGGGGCAACCGAAGTTGCCCCCAAGATACAAGCTGTATCTATTCTTAGGCTGCGCCTGGTGAACCAAACACCGCACGAGGATCGCTAAAGCCGAAGCTATAACGCTCACGCGCTTTGAAGCGCATGTTACCTGTGTCGAAATCTGCTTCCATATTGGTGGACATTGGAGTCCGCTCAAAGTGGACGAAACCACGAGGTGCGTCTGTCTTGATAAAGAACGCATCTGGATCTGTAAGGAAGTCGTTGACGGCGTAGCCTTCAGGCAACATCCCCATAGAACGGATTGCGTTTGTATCGTTGTCCGCTGTACCAACACGCAAGTTGGAAACCATCAAACGCTCTGCAACGAATTGCAGCTGACGTGGAAGGACCAGCTTCATGCCGCGTAATGCGACTTTAAGACCACGCTCGTCAACAAAACCTGCGATGTTGATCAAAGCATCTTCAAGAGATGTTTCGTTCAAATCTGCAGCTACTGCTGGTTCGTTGGCAAACGTACCACCGGAAGTAAGTGGGTGGTTAGTTGCACACAAAGCAACTCCGTCACCGCCAGCAGATGCGCCAGCCGTAAAGGCATTGTTAAGAACTGCAGCAGCCTTAACTTGCTTTGAGTGTGCCATTGAACGAGCCAACGCACGAGTGTAACGCGAACCAAGACGATCATAGAGATTGTCTTCGATAGCTTCCTCAGTGATTGAGAATGCCAGCGCCACTGTTTCGTGGTTGTAACGAGCAGTGTATGCTTCGTTAGCGTCGTCAAAGTTAATTGCACCACCTTCCGATTTGGTCGGTGCTGCGCCGAAACCAGACAACATAACTTCTTCTTCGAATGCTCGATCAGAAGACTCTGTTGTAAAGATCTCTGCGTGTTGGTTTTCGTACCGAGAGTACTCCATACCAAACAGCGCGTTGAGGCCTGGTTCTAGCTCTTTCGCTAGTTGTGCGCGTGAAATAGCCATTTGTTAGACCTCCTTAAACGCCAGTGTTCGCTACTGTACCAGCAACAATAGCACCGTTTCCGGAGTTAAAGCTGTTGTTCAGTCGAACGATTACGGGAATACCAGCCGCTGTGTAGTCTTGGTTTTCAGGATCGTCCTGAATACCAACAATGCGCAACTGAAGCGCAGCGGTGGTGGCGATTGTGCTGACACCCAACGTCGCAGAAGAAATACCAGTGGACGAAACGCCACTTGTACCAGCTGCAAAGTTCGCATTAGCAAACACATGACCGCGAGCAGTAGCTTCGCTTGTAAGCGATGCACTGGATGCGATTACGAATGTTTGATTTGGGTTGTCATAGACAAAGGCTTTGATGGGATGGTTAGAATCCGCACCAGAACCTGGCCAAGAGTTTGAGAAAATCTTTTCACCAGTAGTAGACGAAACGTATTCACATCCCCAGAAAACACCGAGAAGACCTACAGTGCCCCCTGCAGCCGCGCCAACAATGTCAATAAAGCCAGTTGAAAGCGGGATAACAGGAGAACCTTGATAGATCGCGTTAGAGTTTCCGGATGCGATACGATATTCGGTTGTACCAGTGGTGTTTGCGCCAGAACCCTGGACGCCTACCGGACGTAGTCCGAATGCACCGTTAGTATTTGCCATCGTAGCAATCCTTTTTCAATTACTCGGAGTCGCGACCGCGACCACCGAAAGTTACACGACTTTGCCGATTGTTCTGAATCGGCATTGAAGGATGTTGTTCCTTCATCAGGTCCTGATCTACAGCAGTCATCTGTTCGCGGGTTCTGCCCCCGTAATATGCAGTTCGTTCTGCTACTGTTTCTTCAGGTATACGGCACAACATCAGTCCGCCTTGTCCGATAATGCCTTCGTAACGACCATCGTCGATAGTCGGAGCTTCGTAGTTTGGATACTCGTCCTTACGGACAGGCTCCCATCCTTCGCGAAGTTTCGCATTAACATTCATCTTGTCTTCTTCGCCGCGCATTGCGACTCGAATCCATCGATGCACAAACCCATCAGGTGCGGGCGGTGCGGAAAGGTGACTGGGCGGTGCCCATGGTTTTCTGCGCGTTTCTGTATCGCGGGTTGCGCTCTCGCGCGGTTTTCTGTCAGCCATGTTATTACTCCTTCACATACTTGGCGTATTCTTCAAGAGGTACGCCTAGCTTCTTAGCAATCGCTACTTGTGAATGCGTCAGCTTGACCGACCTGCGCCCCTGTTTATTAGTGCTGCGGGATGCGGAGTTACCTGCAGAAGCGACCTGACTTCCTCCACCCGATTTCTTAGCCGTCTGAAATTTATGCGGAAACTCCGCACGAATACGACGATCAACCTCAGTATAGTACTCATCGCTGCTTGGGTCAAACCCTTCGTCCTCGGTGAGTTGACTATGCAATGCGAACGCAGCCGCGGTCATAATCTTGTCCTGACCAAACCACTCGTTCTTAGTAGCCCAATCTTGAGCACGAGGGTCCGCCTGCTGTTGCTGTTGTTGTTGCGGAGCAGGTTGCGATTGTACCGCCTGCTGCTGCTCTTGCCGCTGAACCTGAACCTTTGCGTTCTGTTCCGCCCGAGCTTTTGCCGTGTTATACCGCTGAGTTTCTATAGCAATATTCGACAAAGCCTGTTGCGCTTCCAACATCTTGTCTGTGTCACCCGCCTCGTATGCTTCTTTATACACACGTTTGGCAGCGTCCGTTTGAGACTCAATGCGAGAGCCATACTCGCTCAGATACCCTGTATCCAACGCCTGTACACGACTCTTCAGCTTTTTGTTCTCTTCAAGCAACTGAGTTGAAACACGCACGGCTTCAGCCTTGTCGCGCTCTTCCTGTCGATACTTTTCAGTTAGCTTTTTAATTCGACTCTGTACGCCCTTGCTATACGAATCTAACTCAGTTTCTTCCGGTTGAGCAGCAACAGGAGCTTTTTCTTCTTCCTGTTGTTCTGGCTCCTCAACCACAATATCTTGTTCTTCTTCAGACATAACCTACCTCCTATACATGCTTGATATCGTCAGGCTCTAAGAGCGTTGCGATAACTTCGTCATCATTAATGATACGAACCTCTCCCCCGTCGATCTTAAATCGAGATCCAGAATAACGCCCGATACAGACCCACTGACCTTCTTTGCACCAGGGCTCGCCCTCTGATCCAAACTTATCAGGGTCTTTGTACGCTAATGGGCCGAGCTTCATAACATAAGCCACAACTGTAGCTACAGATTCACGCTCTCGGATCTCATCAGGGATGTATAAACCACTCGCCGTCTTCGCCTTGCCTTGGTAGGGCATCACCAAAACCCGCCAGCCTGTGGGCTGCGGGAGACGTTCGAGTAGAGATTTGTCTAAAAGGGACGGGTCTAACACCCGGTCTTTAGCGTCAACATATGCGCTTTTCAAAGGCTCAGATTCAGCTTTCGCCTCACCCTTCTCTTTGTTAATTTTCTGCGCAACGTGTTCAGGAAGATATAAGGTCTTCGACATCGTCTACGTTTCTCTCCAGCAGGGCCTTGATTTCTTCTCGCGCGAAAGAGAGGCCCCGTATCTCTCCCACAGACATTTTGTACTGCTCCCAGTCTTTAACAGCACCGCTTGCAAGAGCATCGGAAATCATTTTCTCTTGCTCTTCAAGTTTCTTATACATGTACTTTGCCCAATCGACAACATCCATTACAAGTTATCCTTATATTCTCCTTGTAGGTCAGATGTAATCGGTCCACCTTCTACCCACTCGTCGCATGTGTTTTGACTACTACACACGAATTTGAGTAATTGGCAATACCCAGTGTCTCCAGACTCATCTCCTATGCACTCCTGCATAGACTCTGTCTGGTTGTACATACCGCAAGATCCACAGCTTTCATCGTTGCGGAAAGCCACAGAAGTGTTGGGCTCTCGGTAATTGTACTCGTACTCCGCCATGTCACGGTTTTCCATGTTCATGTCTTCGTCCTGAGTGGGAAGAGGACAAGAGTTGCCCTCCTCACTCTGCTCCATCGTAT